TACTGCATCTTCCATAGCAATAATGCTCATAACATTAATCTTTGCCATAGCTGCCATTAATCCAATTATTTGGTCATACTGTCCTTGTAGCTGGTCAAAAGAAAATTTCTTTGCTACAACGAAAGCAGGACCACTAGATAATGGATTAGGAATAAAATCAAATATTGCACCAGATGACATATGAAATATGTAAGTTCCTTCTTCACAATAATATTCAGATATTAAATCTCCTTGTCCGTTTGAGTTTGCCCAAGAACCTGCATAAGAATCTGTATAAGGTGAAGCTGAACCACTACCAATAGATAATCCAGTACCCATATCTTTTGCATAAATCTGTTCTTTATAATTTGGATATACTTTAGCAAGTGCATATTTTGGAACTCTACGAACTACAGACATTTCCTTTGGTTGTTGGTCTGCACCAAAATAACCAGGGAAACAGTTATAAGGGTCTCTTAGTTCTGCACAAGGATAAGGAACTCCGTTAGCATCTTTCTTTTCTTTAATAACCCAAACAGAAAAACCATAACCAGGTAGCCATCTACCAACTTGTGGCATTTGTATATCTAGTCTTTGGTTTTCATCATAAGCAGATATGATTCTTGACATTTTTTCTGCTTTTTGTTTTGACCTTTCAGAATCTCTATCGTTAGGAATATCAATCTTTAAATTTGGAATACGACCTATTTTCTGTGCTAAATGTTCTAATCCTGTAGACATTAAGTTAGGAACTGGTACTTGCCAATCTTGGAATCCTTTTATCTGGTCTCCAAGTAAAGCCATAATACCTGAAGGTCCACCATTCATTATTGAACGAATACGACCTCTTGTTGCATAAGCATCTTGATTATCGTAATGTAACTGCGTTATCTTATCTTGTAATTCACTTGCGTCCATAATTAACTCCAGGGAGCTTCGTTGATTTCACTCAAATCCCACTCTCCATAACTTGGTTTATAATCCAATCCTACCTCAGCTAGTCGTTCTTTGCCTAATCTTCTTATAACCTTTAATGGAAACCAACTAGCCATTACCACATCAGATTTATAACTTTTCGCCTTACTTGCTTTACTAGCAGCAGATGAAAAATAAATTAGTTGTCTACGATATATATTACTCTTAGTTTCGCTTTCTGTATCGCCATAAGGCAAACTTATTAGTTTTTGTTCAAATAGCGATTGCATACTTCCAACACCATAAATTGGGTCAAATTTGTTTTTCTGTGTTTGATGTCCTTCTAAATGAATACCCATTTTTGATGTATAGTCTTTTATTTTTTCATCTTGTCTAATAGCTTTCTGAAATCCGTTTTCTTCAATAACCCAGTGAGCTAAGTGATACTTATCATACCATTTTTGTATTGACTTTTTAGCTTGTAAAATACCACCACCTTCTTCATTTTCAATATCTACTAAGTACATCATTCCAGTATCAGAATCTACTGCCCATAAAAAACAAGCCTGAAATCCTGTAGACGCAGGGTCAAGTCCAGCAATCAAATGAGTGTTAGCAGGAATGTGTCCTATGCTTCTATTCATATCTCTACATTGGTCAATATCTTCAGAGTTAAACATTGTAATTCCTTCAACAAAGGCTTTATTTAAATACACCATTTCAAATATTGCCCTACCTCCTGTAGTATCAGCATTATTCTTTTGAGACAGTAACCATTTGTAACTTCTTTTACCTTCCCACAACATACAGTCCGTATGTTCCTCAATATCTAATTCAGGTAATATACATTCGGAACTATGTGCTTCTTCAACTAAAGTATCAAACTCTGGGTTGTCTAAAAGAAAATTATAAATATCTTCAGGGTGCTGTCTTGAACCAATAACAACAATAGCTGTATGTTCCTCTTTTCTTGATGAAAGAGTTGTAGTCCACCACTGTCTTGTCTGTTCTCTTGCACTTGGTTGAATAGTTGTTCCGTGGTCCTCAATGTCATCAGCAATAATTAAATCACAGTCTCTTGAAAGAATCTTTCCACCTTTACCTACAGCAACCATTGTTGGTGATTTAATACCAGTTACAGTTCTTGTGCCTACAGTAAACTGACCTGATGACCAAGACTTACCACTTCTAACTTTTGGTTGGAACTTTTCTCCTGGACCACAAAAGTCATCATTAAGTTGTTCATTATTTTCTAAGGTATCTAATACAGCACCTACTGCATTTTTAGCTATGTCTTCATTACCACCTACCCACATAATCCTTACATTAGGATTTTTACAAATCTGCCAAACAGCGAAGTGAGTTAGTAAGTCAGTCTTGCCGTGTCGTGGTGGTGAGAGAATCATCTGTTGTCCACCTTCTTCTATTGTTTTAACAATCTGATTAATCCAGTTTTCGTGAAACTCTGCTGTTTCGTACATATCTCCAGTTTCTGTTCTAAAGTACCTATCTCTAAAATCTTTAAAATCTTTTAATGATTTCTTTGCAGCTACTGGTGTCTTCCAAGTTTTCTTAGCTTCAAAATTTTCTTTATCTTCTAGGTACGCTATGTACATCTTTGTAACAAGACTTCTTGAAACCCCCATCTTGTCAGCAACTTGTTGATGAGTATATATCTTATCTACTAACGATTCACCAAACTCTTTGACAAAGTCATCATAGTATTTACCTCTAGCCATAGAGTCTTGAGGTCTCTTTGGTTTTAACTCTTGATTCTTTAATTTGTTTTTAACATAGTGAACTCTGCTCTTACATTTTTGAGAACAGTATGGAGAGTTATTCCTTCTTTGTTTCCTACAGGTCTCTCCTGAAACATCATTTAATCCACATCTTGGTCTTGGCATTATTTTTTCTTAGGCAGACTTTTTATTTTGCCATTTTGTGTTCTAGCGTATCTATGTGTTTTTGTTTCTCTACTAGGAATTAAAGTACCACTGTATCGTTTGCCACCCCACATCCAACTTACTAATCCACTTGATTTCATATTTCTCCTTTACCAAGCTCTACACGACCAGTATCGTGCAGTTGTTTTATCCTTAGCTGTACTACATTTGTGTCTAGCACGAAACGAAGCTCTAGCTCCAGGATTGTTTTTTCTTATCTTCATATTAGGGTCGCCAAACATTATTTTCTTGACTTTCCCATTTTTCATTACAAAGACTTTAGATTTTTTTCTTCCATAGCCAGGCTCACCTTTCCTTATAGGAGTAGGTGAGTTTAACTTTACTTTCATTCCACGCCATTCAGCCATTATCTTTTTTTTCTACGACTTTTGTTTTTCTTCATACCTTTTTTGTATGAGTAATTACCCTTCGGCATCTTTTCTCCTTCTATACTAAATACTTATGAGTGAATACATAAAAGGAAAAACTTATCCTAATAGCAAACCCTCTACTACCTATAGTAGTGGAAGAATCTGTGTTCAAAAAGATTGCTCCACAATTATTTCTAAGTATAACAAATTCAAATACTGTAATAACCATAAACCAAAAACATATCCAAGAATAAAAGGAAGAACTGCTCCTAAAGATTTACAGAAACCTTTGCCGTAGGCAAAAAAATTATTTTTTGTAGGGAGGTACTTTTGCTCTTGCGAGTTCCAGTACCTTTGGTTTAACACCCTACTTTCCCATTTTAGACACCCTAGACTAGCTAGGGCGATAAACAGGGAATTTTTCCTTGATACATTGAAAGGGGAACCTCAATGTAATTTCATTATACACACATCCTTGTAAATTATTCAACTTGTGATATAGTTAATTAAAATATTTTTATTACATAGAAAGATACAGGTAAAGAGGACATCAGGAGTACAAAAGGTTCACCAGGAGAAATCCTGCCCAACTAGAACAGACAAGTGAACTACCCAAGGTCTTTTGAAAAATAAAAATTAAATCTTTTCGCAACTCTATTGCCAGTAATGCCTGCTATTCAGAAACCCCAACTAGAATACAATATATTGAAGAAATGTAAAGAGTGTAAGAACACTTTAAAACAGATAACAGGTAACCAGTACTACTGTGATAGTTCACCTAGTAATTGTAGTAAATCAACTAAAACTATTACAGTAAAGTAACTGTTTTTAATACAGTTTGTTACTCATAAATAAAGATGTCTAAGACATAATAAAGATACCCCCCAAGATTGACATTCCCATAGGTTTTATTGGTAGTTTTTACCAATTTATAGAGTTATTATATCTAAGTGTAATTACTTAGATTATATATGATTATCTATGTAGATAATATGAGTTGTTATGTAGAGGAATTGAAGAAGATTGATATTCTCTCT